ATCGAATTTACCGAAGTATTGCAAGAACTTTTAATGATCACCACGAGAGTAGTGGACCTACGGTCATCAAGGGATTTAACGTTGTGCAAACAGCGTCAATCTTGCAAACCAAATGGAACCGTTTCGCGCGGCCCGTTTGTGTCGGCTTGGATGCCAAGAAATTCGATATGCACGTTTCCGCTTCCGCATTGCGGTTCGAGCATGATGTCTATCTGCGGATGTTTCGAAATGACCCGAAACTGAAGACCCTGTTGGCCCATCAAATTGCCAATAAGGGTCGTGGGTACTGTAAGGATGGTGATCTCAAATTTGAAATTGAGGGAGTTCGATTCAGTGGTGACATGAATACAGCGTTGGGAAACTGCTTGATCATGTGTGCCTTAGTGTGGACGTGGGCGAAGCGCGTTGGTGTTCAGATCGAACTAGCAAACAATGGTGATGACTGTGTAGTCTTCCTCGAAGAAGAGGACGAAGCAGCTTTCTCCTGTGGGCTAGAAAATTGGTTTGCATCAAAAGGATTTCGCATGGATGTGGAGGCTACTGTCGCTGAATTTGAATCAGTGGAGTTTTGCCAGTCACATCCCGTTTGGAACGGACATGAGTACGTCATGTGCCGTTCCCTCCCCACTGTACTCATCAAAGACTCGATGTGCTTAGTTCCAGCTAACACGGCCCGCGAGATCAAGTCATGGTGTGCTGCAGTAGGGATGTGTGGGGGTAGTTTGTCCACCGGCGTTCCAGTGATGCAATCCTTTTACCGGTGTTTCCGGCGTTGCGGCCAAGGCAGCAACCCTTCTAAAGGATTTATACAGAGCATCTACAGGAACAGTGGACAATTTGAGCGTATGGGCACGCTCAGCTACGACGTACGAGAGATAGGAGCTAGGGAGAGGTTTAGCTTCTGGATAGCTACAGGCATAATGCCCTGTGTGCAGCTGGAGTTGGAGAAATACTATGACGAGTACCAACTAGACACACGGGACACAATTGAGGTGTCTGCAGTGCAGAATCAAAATACGACATATATCGAATACCCATCAAATTAGTCGTTTCCAATCAGTCCCATGGTTGGTAAACAGAGCAGTAATAAGAGCAGCAAGAAGCAACAGGTGCAGAAGCCCAGCCGGGCCCTAGCACTTAGG